CTACACCAGCCGTAGTTGGGATAGTTTTAGTTTTTTGAACAGCTTCTAAGTTTGGCGATACTTTTTCTTCTCCACCTTTATGTCTTCTGTACACATCTACTAACATATCCAAAGGAAGTTCTTCCCTAGGAGTAGTAGCAAATTGTATAAAGTCTTCAGCCATATTCGGGTCTGTAATGCCGTGCTTAGTAGCTAGGTCTTGCTTTAGGTTGTTAATTGCCATTTGTTGCTGAAACCCTGCCATCTGTTCTTGAACAGCTTGCTGAGCAACAGCCTTTTCTTGTTTCACCCTCATCTCATAAGAGGGAGAACCGGGCTTGTAATAAGCTTCCCAAGGGTCAAAAGAATCTTCTGTAACCTTTGGTTCTTCTTTATTACTAGCCTCATTACCACTAAGTGTGTTTCTCATAGCTTCAACAACATCGGGTCTATCTTGTAATACTTTTCCCAACTGTTGATACTTACGAAGCTCCTCGACTTCGCTATTGAGCTTTTCATAGTCAGCAGATTTTTTGTCATACATTGATTGAAATTTCTTAGATTCATCTACAACTTCTTCTCCTGTAGCTTGTTGGGGTGTTTCCCCTACTTGCTCTGGCTCAACAACTTGTTCTAAAACTTCGCCTTCTACACCTTCTATTGTGGCATTTTCGTGCATAGTGTTTTCCATTATATTCCTCGATTTCTTTTAGTTAGCATCACCTAATTAAAGATGTCCGTAAAAGCAGAACCGGGAACTGTTCCCACTACTTCTGTTTTCATTAGCTTACAGCCTGTGTTTCCGAATCAACAATTCTTTTTAGATTATCAACCTGAACCTTAGTTTTAAACTTGGTATCATTTTGAATTTCATTAAGCCTGCTTTTGAACTTCTCAGTTTCAGCCCTCTTTCTAGAGCTAAGCGTTTCACGCTCTGCTGTCTGTAGGTCTCCACTAAGTTTCTTAACTTGACTTTCGAGTTGTTGAATATAGGATTGCATCTGAGCCATTTGGCCCTTTCGCTGTAAGACACCTTCTTTGTCAAAGATTTCAGTTTTCTTTAAAACCTCGACATCATCTACCAAATTCATTTTAAACGCCTCAAGGTACATCTGATATTCAGCGACCCTGTTTGACGGTAAAGTTGAACCAGATATGATTCTCACGTCGTAATGCCCTACCGTGATGTTATTTGTAATGGCATTGACTTCCTGACTTCTATCGTCATACATGTTGTTAACTGTAAATTCAGTAACATCATTATTTGGTTGTATGATTCTAAAAGTCTTGGCGTAAGTATAATGACCCTTGGATAGGTTGTATAAACTTTTACCTAACCTTGTCAAACTTCCTTCAATATCCCTTAGTTTAGATTTACCACGA